ACCTTATATGCAATTGCGGTTGATACAATAAGGTCGTCATGTTTTCCAGACATAGCCTCTGGCTTACCTCGTGAGTTTCGAACGAAAGATTGCATTTCATCGAGTAATGGTTCAACAAGTAAATCCTTTTCTGAGAATACTGCTCTTAGTTCTGTTAGCATTGAGTCTCGAGTGTTTCTATCTGTCTTCCAACCGAATGTTTTAGAAACAGTTTTTGTAATATCGTCGATTCGTTGTCGGAAGTATAGGTTTTCATATCCATCTCGTTCAATTTCATTGTTTACCCAGAATCCGTCTTTGTTTGACTCTACTGCAACCAAGGCATTGTTGTACCAGACAGCAACATTTCGAACTACGTCTTTAAATTCATCTGGTGGTATATGGTCTTGATAAATAGCTACTATGTCTCGTGATTCAACTTCGATAATAGTCATTGTTGAGTAGTCACCATTAGCTAGACCCTCTGCGGTATCTCCACCGAGTACGTAAGATTTATTTGGTTGTGGTCTTTGATAAACCCATAGCGGTCCATTGTTAACTTCTACGATTTCGTAGTTCTGATAGTCATAAAACTTAGGAGTCTCACATCTTGCTTTACAGTTTACAATTTTACGAACATCAAAGTAAGGTTTACCAGAAGAAACGAAAGCTTCTTCGATTGTAGTTGGGTACTCTTGGTTTAATCTATCAATATCACGTTTAACTGATAACCATCGCATGTAGTAATAGGTCATTTCTCGGTCAGTAAGACCATGAGTTTGTTGATAGTTAGCCCAATTAATATCATTATTGGCTTCCATCTTATCAACTGGAATAGTTTCAGTAAATCTATCTAATTCCATGTCATCCCATGTCCAGTTATAAAAGTGAGGGTAGAACTCTACGTTAAATAATGCTTCTAGTCCACGATTCTTATTTTTAAGTGCATCGTAGTACATATCATAGAAGTTTCCAGTAGAACCTTCAGCAGTTGACTCCATAAATACTCGTCCATCAAAAGGAACAGCTGGTAATGTACCTGTAATAACTTCTTCGGCTCTCTGTGGGAACATTTTAGATAGTTTAGCGTACTCTGAGATGTGAACATAGTGATATGTTCCTGAACGTCCAGAAAGTGATACACCAAATGATGATACTGAACCATCTCCGAACTCAATTTGTAATTTAGTTTTAGAACTTGTTTTGAATTTAAAGATATTCTTAATCTCATCAGGAAAGTTCATAATAGCAAACTTAGCTTTCTTGTCAAAAATATCCGTCATTCCCTCTTTAACGTGAGCAATAGCCAAAGCTTCCTTGTTTGTAGAGAATTATGGAAACATACTTGGGAAGATTCATTAGGAAATGGATTAACTACACTTCGTAACTTTTACCAGAACCAAATCGGCTCAGGTTTCGCTGCTTATCGTGTATACCCACGTAAAGTAGAACACAAATCAAAAGGACAAGAGCGAGTATTGTTTGATGGTATTTACCGACAAGCATTAGATACTTCTCGTGTATGGGTAGGTAACTCAGTTAACCTTTATGACCGATGGTCTTGGGGAGAAGTTATCTATGACATTGACCAAGAGAAAACTAGGTTCCTAGAAAAATATCCAGATGCTAAATATTTTGATTTGGAATATTCTGGTTCTGCGCAAGAATCAAAAGTAGACGAATCAGTTAAACAAGACTTCATTACCATTCGATATTACGAAGACCCAGTTCGAAACAAATACTGTGTAGCTTGTGGTAACTTCCCAATCTACGAAGGTGAAATGCCAAACGAAGATGGATTTGGACACGTTATCTGGACTAACTGTTTCGTTAAAGATGGAGCTGACCCATATGGAGTTGGTATTGTAGAAATTATGCGAGCAAACACAGAGATGTACGACTACATCATGCGTTTATCAGCTGAACAAGTTGAAGCAGAAATCTCACCATTACTTTTTGGAACAAACACAGGTGTTGGAGAAATGACATATCGTCGTGGACCAAACGTAATCAATCCAAAAGGACAAGGTACAAACATTGACGTTGTTAAAACATCAGGAAATGTACAACAGTCAATTATCTTTGCAGATAAACAAAAACAAGTTATCTCAGAGAACACAGGTATCAACGATATCCTAGCTGGACAAGCCGGAGAAGGAACATTGGGTGCAACTGTTATTCTTAAAGAAGCAGCACTTAACCGACTTACTATTCCTCGAAACAATGTAGTATCATGTCTTGAACTAGATGCTTATATTACAGTTTCATGGATTAAACAAACATATTCAGTTGAGAAAATAATGAAGTTTAGTACTTCTGAAGAACTAAATCAATTCATTCAAAACAACCCAAGTTACTTCGTAGAAGAAGTTGAACGAGAATATGAAGAATCTTCAGGTGAAGATAAAACAGAAACTGAAACAGAAGATGGAGAAGGATTTGCTGACGTAATGCCAGACCAAAAAACAACGTCTATCACAGTATCTGTTTCTAAGAAAGTTCCATTAGGATTTGATTTGAAAATGAATCTTGAAAATCCTGAACTAGATGAAATTGAAGAACTATCAGATAAGTACAATATGCCTTCTGCTAAGTTGATGAAACTTCTAGAAGAACGTGGACACGTTTCTGACTCACTTACAATCGTTGTTGATGGTTCATCAATGTTACTTCCTTCAGAGGAAATTAACAAACAGCGAATGAATGAAATCTTTACAATCATTAACCCAATTGTTATGCAGGCTATTCAAATGAAAGACCAGATGCCAGATATGGCTCGTGCTCTCATTAAATCAGCTGAACGTATTCTTGAGGTTAATAAAGAATCTATTTATGATTGGGTTCCTAAAGACATTGTTGATATGATTCAAAAAGCGGTTGCACAACCACAACCATCAGTAGCTGATATTGCACAGAGTGCAGCACCGGGTACAGCAGAGCAAGGAACTGGAGGTCCTATGGGTTTAACAGGTAAACCACCAACACCAAACCAGATTCCTAACCCAATTGGAGATATGACACAACAATTCAAAAGTGGATTTAACAAAGAAATTGTAAATCCTATGAAAGGCTCAATGAATGCATCAGTTGGACGAGCAGCTAAACCATTTGGAAATAAATAACATCAAACACTATGATTAAAAAACAAACGAAGAAAGTATCTGCAAAGAAAGAAGCAAATGACGCAATTAAGAATTTATCAAAAGGTAAAATAGAATCTATAAACAATTCTATTATCTCTGGTAATCGTTCTGAGGTTGCAGACTTTGTAATGCGATTTGCAGCATCTAAAGATTTTAAAAACATGATTGGTCTCCTAGCATCTATCCAAGATAACTCACAGTTCTTACGGAAAGATACAGAGTGGGAGACTCTTTATGGTGTAGGAGTAATTGATGGACAAAGATTGTTAATGCAATCATTTGTAGAAATATGCACACGCGCACTAGAGGGTGATAGAGAGTTCGTCGACAACAGAATCAATCCAATTATTATTAAGTAATTAAATAACACTATGAAAAAAAGAATGGGGCAGATAGCCAAAAGACCAGACTACACAGTTGTTGTAAGATACTCAGATAATGCGATAAAGAATAACTTAATTAAGTTTATATCTAAAAGGGGTGATTCATTTGAGGTTCAACTTGGAGACATGATAAATCTACTCTCTAAATTTGTTTCACAAGAAACATTAGCCCCAACACTTATGGATAATAAGGTTATAAACATGATTAAGGTTCAGCGAGCACTACAGTTTATTCCAAACAAAGATATTAAAGCGGGAGAACTTGTAAATATTCCATTCGAGCATATGATGCCAGTAGAATATGCTATCGCAGAAGAAGCATTGGGTGTTTCAACTATACCAGATAAAATTAAAACAATAAACAGTAAGGCACTACACCAAGCTGCTAAACGTGTTGATGATGGAGTGAAAGAATTTTCACAAGCTACTTACGAATCAATGATTCGAAAATATAGAGAGGAAAACAAGACAGAAGATGACAATCAGGTAGAAACTTAGAATCAGCCTGATTGTAATTATTAACATAGTATCCCATCACTGCTGGGCAACGCAGTGTAACATTGTCCTATGGCAAAAACAACAACAACAAAACAGAATAAAACAGATGAAGAGTTATTGAAAGAAATTGATGCGGCAGCTAGTGTCGGCGTTGATACAGTTAA